CACGATCATCTGCTCTGCTGACGTTGCTTCGGCACTCACCATGGCTGGTGTTCTTGATTACACCCCCGCTCTCCAAGTTGGGCTCAATGTTGATGATACTGGCAGCACTTTTGCTGGTGTTATTAATGGTAAATATAAGGTTTATATCGACCCATATTCGGCTAACGTTTCTGCTAACCAGTATTATGTTATCGGATTTAAGGGCGCATCCCCTTATGACGCTGGATTGTTCTACTGTCCTTATGTCCCTCTCCAAATGGTTCGCGCCGTTGGTCAGGACACCTTCCAACCAAAAATTGGATTTAAGACCCGCTACGGCATGGTTGCTAATCCATTCGCTGAAGGAACCGATCAAGGACTTGGTAGACTCAAGACTAACTCTAACCGTTATTACAGAAGAGTACAAGTCAAGAACCTTATGTGATATTGGTTCACATGTTTTTCAAGGAGTCCCTAGGGGCTCCTTTTTTTTATCTAAATAAAAATAAAAGAAAATGTCAGCAACACCATATAGTAATCAAATAAGTAATCGCAATTATTTGTCCCCAATTGGATTTAAATTTATATTATCAAGATATCCTAAAGTTGATTTCTTTTGCACCAAAGCCGGTATACCTGGAGTAAATCTTGGTGTTGCAATTCAACCAACATACTTAAAAGATATTCCAATTCCTGGTGATAAATTAGAATACGAAGATTTAGTTTTAGATTTTTTAGTTGATGAAGATCTAGTTAATTACATTCAGGTATATAACTGGTTAATTGGTTTAGGTTATCCAGAAAATGTTTCACAATTTAATGAGTGGAGAGCAACGAATACAACAGATCCATCCACAGATGGTAAAGATCTTAGAAACATATATTCGGATGCAACCTTGCAAGTTCTGAATAGTAATTTTCAACCACAAGCAAATATTAAATTTAGGGATATTTTTCCAACTTCATTAACTGGATTATCGTTTGATACGACGAAAAAAGATTACGACTATTTTACAGCAAGAGTCACTTTTAAGTATACTATATACAATATAATGGATCAAAATTATAATGAGTATGAACCTTGATGAAATCCAGGAATCCTGGAGAAATGATGCAATTATAGACGTTGATAATTTACATGTGGAATCAATAAAAATTCCACAACTTCACGCAAAATATTACAACATTTATAACAATGTTTCTTTACTTAAGAAAAAATCTTTAGATGATTTTAATAAGTTAAAGAAAGAAAGATATGAGTATTATAGTGGAAAATCTTCAGCAGAGATTTATTCTGAAGAACCATTTCCATATAAAGTTCGGGATAAAGAATCTATGAATAGATATATTGATGCTGACAATAAACTGTCAACGATTAGATTAAAAAATGAATACTATGATTCAATGTTGAGATATCTAGACGATATTATCAAGCAGATTCATAACCGAACATATCAAATTAAGAATGCAATTGACTGGCATAAATTCCAAGCAGGATATGAGTAATATTATAATTTCAAAAAAGAATGAAGTTTACTTACATATTGAAGCAGAACCTCACATATGTCAGGAGTTAAACGACTTGTTCACTTTTGAAGTTCCTGGTGCAAAATTCATGCCACAGTATCGCAGTAAATATTGGGATGGAAAAATACGATTGTTTAGTTTAACTAAAAATGAATTGTATGTTGGACTATTAGATAAGTTAATAAGTTTTGCTAACTCTAGTAATTACACTTATGAATTTAAAAATAGTAAATTTTATGGATTACCTTTTGAAGTAAACGAAAATATTTCTTATGAGGGAGTGTCTGATTATATCACATCTATCTCATGTCATAAACCAAGAAATTATCAAATTGAAGGTGTTTATGATGCATTAAAAAACAATCGCAAACTTTTAGTATCTCCAACTGCATCTGGTAAGTCTTTAATAATTTATTCAATTACTCGATACTATACAGAGAAAGGTTTGTCAACTTTGATCATTGTTCCTACAACATCTCTTGTAGAACAAATGTATAAAGATTTCTCAAGTTATGGATGGGAATCTGAAAACTATTGTCATATCATTTATTCAGGAAAAGAAAAGTATGATATTAATCTACCAGTAGTCATTACAACCTGGCAATCAATTTATAAAGAACAATTGAAATGGTTTGATCGTTTTGATGTTGTTATTGGGGATGAGGCGCATTTATTTAAATCAAAGTCTCTCGTTGACATCATGACCAAATTATTAGACTGCAAGTATAGATTTGGTCTCACTGGAACTTTAGACGGCACACAGACGCATAAATGGGTCTTAGAGGGGTTGTTTGGACCCTCATATAAAGTGATTCAAACTAAAGAATTAATTGAGAAAGGACACCTATCAAATTTAAACATTAAAATTTTATTACTTAAGCATAACGGAATTAAATTTGATGATTATGAACAAGAGGTTCAATTCATTATAGGCAATGATCGTAGAAATTCTTTTATCAAAAATTTAACTTTAGATTTAAAAGGAAATACTTTGGTATTGTTTAGTAGAGTAGATTCTCATGGAAGGATTCTTTACGACCTTATAAATAGTTCTAAGAGCAAAGAAAGAAAACTTTTCTTTGTTTATGGTGGAGTTGATGTAAAGGAAAGAGAAGAAGTCCGAAGAATAGTAGAAACGGAAACCAATGCAATTATTATTGCTTCCTACGGAACTTTTTCAACTGGAATTAACATTAAAAATTTACATAATGTTATTTTTGCTTCACCTAGTAAATCAAGAATTAGAAATCTTCAATCTATAGGAAGAGTTCTTAGAAAAAGTCAAGATAAAGTAGAGGCAGTTCTTTACGATATTGCAGATGACATATCAGTCAACTCTTCCAAAAATTATACATTAAATCACTTAATAGAAAGAATAAAAATTTATAACGAAGAGTCCTTTGATTACAGCATTATTAATATAAATTTAAAATAATAACTTATGGAAGACGAATTCTATTCAGTATTAAAACTTGTATCTGGTGAAGAGTTAATGGCAAAGGTTTGTCCTTGTTATGAAGATGATCGTATTGTTTTAATTTTAGATAATCCTGTTGTTATAAAAGATATTATTAGAACTCAAACTGGTATGAGGGCTTATAGAGTAGAACCATGGGTTAAAGTAATTGAAGATGAAATGTTCTTTATTAATATGGATAAAGTTATTACTATGACTGAAGTATCGGATATACATACATTAAGAATGTATAAAAGATATCTTAGGGAGAATTGTAATCAAGAAGGAACATCTAGGATTAGTCCCTCTAAATCTATGGGGTACATATCTTCTGTATCTGAATTTAAGAATACTCTAGAGAATCTATATAAGAGTAGCTAAGGTGTCCTTTCAACCCCGACAGAGTTATTCTACACACATTCCACCCACTTGTCAAGCCCCCCTCAAGTGTGGTATAATTATGAATAAGAAATGAGTAAAGTTGATGACAGTAGTAATGCCAAAAAGAAAAAAGGATGCAGATCATTACGTAAACAACAAAGAATTTCTTTACGCAATAGTTGAATATAAAAGATTAGTGTCTCTTTCTGAATCTGAGAATGTTCAGAAACCTTGTATTCCACATTATATTGGAGAGTGTTTTTTAAAGATTGCTACACACTTATCATACAAACCAAACTTTGTAAATTATATGTTTAGAGAGGACATGGTTTCTGATGGTATAGAAAACTGTGTTCAATACATTAATAATTTTAATCCAGAAAAATCAACTAACCCATTTGCATATTTTACTCAAATCATTTACTATGCGTTTCTTCGTAGGATTGCCAAAGAAAAAAAACAATTAGAAATCAAAAATAAAATTTTGGAACAGTCTGGATTTGATGAAGTTTTTGTTTCGGATAATAATGTTCTAAGTGGTACAAATTCGGATATGAATACAATTAAGAGCAATATTCAAACTAAAATGAATTATTGATATGAAAGTTGCGATTATTACCGATCAACATTTTGGAGTTAAGAAATCTGATAAGTCATATCACAACTACTTCAAAAAGTTTTATGATAATATTTTCTTTCCAACTCTGGAGGAAAGAGGTATTACTCAATTAGTTGATATGGGTGATACTTTTGATAATAGAAAAAATATTGATATCTGGGCTTTAAAATGGTCGAAGGATAATTATTACAACCGGCTGTCGCAAATTGGAGTACAAGTTCATACAATTGTAGGAAATCATACTGCATATTATAAGAATACGAATGCAGTAAACTCAGTAGATCTTTTAATGAGGGAGTATGATAATATTCAGGTTTATTCTGAGATCACCGAAGTATTAATTGATAAATTAAAAATTCTTTTTGTCCCCTGGATTAATTCTGAAAATACAAAAGATAGCATTGCAAAAATTAAATCATCTACATGTAATGTTTTAATGGGACATCTTGAATTGAATGGATTCTCTCCTTACAAAGGACACACGATGACGGAAGGAATGAATTGTGATATATTTGAAAATTTTAAACTTGTTCTTTCTGGACATTATCACACTAGATCAGATAATGGGAAAATATTTTATTTGGGTAATCCATATCAATTATATTGGAATGATGTGAATGATACGAGAGGATTTCATATTTTTGATACAAAAACTTTGGAATTGGAATTTATACCAAATAGTTATGAAATGTTTAAGGTAATAGAATATAATGATACTCCACCTCAATTTTATAACTACAATGAATGTTTTGAAAAATATGTAAAACTTATTGTCAAGAAAAAAACAAACTCAAAACAATTTGAAAAGTTTTTTAATAAACTATCAGATGCATCTCCATTTGAATTGAAAGTTATTGATGAAATTAAAATTGAGGATTGTGATATTGAGGTGTTGGAATCCGAAGGAACAGTTGCAATTCTTGACAAATATATAGATAACGCAGAAATTGATTTAAACAAAAGTATGTTAAAATCAATGATGGAATCCATTTACAAAGAAGCATCGGAAGTTGAGTAATGTTTGTTCTAGCTTTAAAGGGTAGAGAAAACGAGGGTCTTTATTCAGTCGATAATGAAGACGGTGATCGTGTTCTCTATCTGTTTAAAGAGGAAGATGATGCTGAACGATTTGTTGTATTGATGGAAGCAGACAACTTTCCAAAATTAGTGGTAATAGAAGTTGATGAAGAGTCAACCATTGCAGTGTGTGAGGCAAATCAATATACTTATGTTATAATAGAACCAGATGACCTTGTAATTCCTCCGAATGATCACATTTCAAAAAATTAGATGGCGTAATTTTTTAAGTACAGGTAATCAGTTTACAGAAATTAATCTCACTGAAAAATCAACTACGTCTATTGTTGGTAAAAACGGATCTGGTAAAAGCACAATTTTGGATGCTCTTACTTTTGTTTTATTTAATAAACCTTTTCGTAGGATCAATAAACCACAACTTTTAAATTCCACCAATGAAAAAGATTGTTTAGTTGAAATAGAGTTTTCGAGTTCTAATGTAAATTGGATGATTCGTAGAGGAATTAAACCTAGTGTATTTGAAATTTATAAGAATGGGAATCTTTTAGAGCAAAGTGCAGATGTTAAAGATGATCAAAAGTTTTTAGAAACTAAAGTTCTCAAATTAAATTACAAATCTTTTACTCAGATCGTAATTTTGGGATCATCTACATTTGTTCCATTTATGCAGTTGCCTTTGGCATCTAGGAGAGAAATTATTGAAGATCTATTAGATATCAAGATTTTCTCTATAATGAATTCCGTTCTTAAAGATAAAATTAAAACAACTCAAGAAGAAATCAAGCAACTTAATTATAAGAAGAATATAGTTAATGAAAAAACCTCAATGCAAGAAAGTTTTATATATGAATTAGATGTAAAAGGTCAATCAGAAATAACCAGAAAGAATAATAAAATTTTAGAAATAACAAACAATATTAAATCAGCAGAAACTATTTGTGTTGAACTGGTAAAAGAGTCTGAGGATATTGATTCCGAAATACAGAAATATGTTAACTGCACAAATAAATCTAAGAAGTTATATGATCTAAGAGGTAAATTACAAAATAAATTAGATCGGTTGAACAAAGATAAATTGTTTTTTATTGAGAACGAAACATGTCCAACATGTAGTCAAGTTATTGGGGACGATGTAAAATCTCATAAAATTCAAGAGCATGATACTTTTCTTTCAGAAGTAAATGCGGGATTGACTGAACTTGAAAAACAACTTGAATTGAATCAAGAAGAGGAGAAAAAACTGGCAAGATTCTCCTCTAAACTTTTAGAGTTGAATAAACAAATAAGAGATATCAATAATAAGTGTAAGTATGACTCTCAGGTCATAGAAGACATTAAGAATGAAATATTTGATATTGAGCATAACCTCGAAAATAAATTAGAGGAGACTGAAAAACTAAAATCATTGAAACGTGATGTTAGTTCTATCGAATCTAAATTAAATCAAAAAAGTGAACAGATAAAGTATCATGATTTCATCTATTCCCTTCTCAAAGACAATGGAGTAAAATCTAAAATCATTAAAAATTATTTACCAGTAATCAATCAACAGGTAAATCGTTTTCTTCAAATGATGGATTTTTACATCAACTTTAATTTTGATGAAGAATTTAATGAAACTGTGAACACACCAATACATGAAAACTTTTCATATGAATCTTTTAGTGAGGGTGAAAAGCAAAGAATCGATTTGGCCTTGGTGTTTACTTGGAGAGAAATTGCACGGATGAAAAATTCTGTAAATACAAATCTTTTAATTTTAGATGAAGTGTTTGATAGTTCTCTTGATATAAATGGAACCGATGATTTCTTAAAAATTATTAGATACATAGTTAAAGATGCAAACATTTTTGTTATCTCACACAAATCTGAAATGCATGATAAATTTGAAAATGTTATACAATTTGATAAGGTTAAGGGATTTAGCCGGGTTGTGTGATACCATGGATTTACTCACGGAGAACTGCAATGGCAAATCAAGTTCCTAATTGGATTCACCATAGTAAAAAGGATCAAAAACGAAAATTGAAACCTCAGGCACTTAGACAAGCAAAGGCACGAAGAGGTGCCTTGCTGTGCCGCCTAGACAAGTGTCACAAGACCTCCCACAACGGGGGGTCTTTTTTTGTAGTATAGGATCAGTTCAAACAAACACCATGCCTGTCAATCACGAAATCAAATCTCAACTCGCCAAACTACTTGCCACTGAAGATCTGGTGGTTGAACACAAAAAAGTTTCTACTGCTTGTTTTAACGTACATACAAGAGTGTTGACTTTGCCCATGTGGGATAGGGCTAGTAATATTGTATATGATATGTTGGTTGGTCATGAGGTTGGTCATGCTTTGTATACCAGTTATGATGATTGGAAAAAGGATTTTAAAATTCCAAAATCAATTATGAATATTGTAGAAGATGCTCGTATTGAAAAATTGATGAAGCGTCGTTATGCTGGCATTGCTAAAACTTTCTATAATGGATATAAAGAACTTAATGATGAGGATTTCTTTAGCATCTCTGATACTGATATTTCAAAGATGAATCTTGCCGATAGAGCAAATCTTTTGTTTAAAATTGGTAATTATGTGGATGTTCCTATTAATGAAAATGAAACACATATCATTAATATGATTGCTGATGCTGAGACATTTCAAGATGTCGTTGATGCTGCAACTGCACTTTACGAATTTTGTAAAATTGAGGAATCTACTAAAGGTGAAAATTCTACGAGTTCGGAGAGTTCTAACGAAAATTCTGAGACTCAATCAAGTTCTGAATTTATTGATTCGGAATCCAATGATGATAGTTCTGAATCCAATGATGATCCTACAGATGTAGATTCAAATGATGAAAAATCATATGGTGGCACCGCAGAAGATCAGTCTGAAGATCAATCTGAAAAAAGCTTTGTTCCAGAAGTTAAGACTATGGATGCATTGAATGATGCTATTGAAAAACTAATTAGTATGGATGGTGGTGAAAACAATTATATAGAAATTCCTAAACTAAATCTAGATACAGTTATTATAAAAAATAAAGAAGTTCACGATTGCATTACTCAAAAATGGGAATCTGTCGATGATGAGGCATTCACCTATGTCGATAGTGAGTATAATAAATTTAAACACAACTCTAAAAAAGAAGTTAGTTATCTCATTAAAGAATTTGAGTGTAAAAAATCTGCAGATCAATATTCTCGTTCTATTACCGCTAGAACTGGAGTTCTAAACACATCCAAACTTCATACTTACAAATTCAATGAAGATCTATTCAGAAAAATATCAGTAGTTCCTGATGGTCAAAATCATGGATTGATTTTTATTTTGGATTGGTCTGGATCAATGAATAGGGTTATGCTTGATACTATCAAACAATTGTATAATATTTTATGGTTTTGTCAGAAAGTGAATATTCCATTTGATGTTTATGCTTTTACTGAAGAGTGGTATTATCGATCAATTCAAAATTCAAACGGAGTCCCAACATATCCACAGCCACATTATGAGAAAGTAGAAAACGTTTTTTCTGTAGGCAATTCATTCTCACTGTTAAACATGCTCAGTAGTGAGGTAAAAACTAAAAATCTTAATGAACAAATGCGTAATATTTTTAGAATTGCTTATTCTTTTAATACTTATCATAGTGGATGGGAAGTTCCTAATCAGTTAAGTTTGTCTGGAACACCACTCAATGAAAGTTTAATTGCACTACATCAGATTATCCCCCAGTTTAAAATTAAAAACAAACTTCAAAAAACTCATTGCATTGTTCTTACTGACGGGGAGTCATCTCCTATAAACTTCCACGTCAAAGTTACTCGTAATATTGAAAGTGAATCTTATATTGGAGTGAGATCTATCAATCCAAATTGTTTTATTCGTAATCGAAAAACTGGTATGGTCTATAGTCTTAAAAATGCACAGGGATATAATTATCATAGTGCATTTACCAATGTACTATTATGTGATCTAAGAGAAACTTTTCCCGATGTAAACTTTATTGGAATTAGAATTATTCCATGTAGAGATGCTACACACTTTATTCGTTCTAATAGTTCTTGGGATGATTATGATAAATACTGCTCTCAGTGGAAAAAACAACGTAGCGTAGCATTGTCTGAAAGTGGATATCACAAATATTTTGGAATATCATCTTCGATCCTTTCTAATGATGTTGAATTTCAAGTTGATGAGGATGCAACAAAGTCTGCAATTAAAAATGCTTTTAAAAAATCTTTGAATTCTAAAAAAATGAATAAAAAGTTTCTAAACGAATTTATTGAATTGGTGGCATAGTATAAATAATACTAAAAGTCAATTACTATTATGAATTCTCAAGAAATTAAATATCTTACCGAGGCATACTCAAATCTTTATTCTGAGTCTGAAACTGATTGTCAGGAATTGTATGATTCTTTTTTAGATTTATGCATTCTTGATGGGGGATTTACTACACTTGAAGAGTGTGAAGATTTTGCAGAAACTTTAGTTGCAGATAATCTTGTTGAGGATTTCATAATTAATCTTTTGGAGTATTATGAAGTAGAAAATTTAAATGAATCTTTTGAATTTTTGGGTGAAAACAGAGCAGCAGCTCTTAGAGCCGTCATTAATGCTTTAAGTTCTGGGGGGAGATTAAAGGCAGGTCTAAAACCATTAACTGCACTTGGTAAAAAACCAGAGACTGTTGTGAAAGGTGCAGCAGCATCAACTTCTATTAGAGGCGCAAGAGCACAAAGAACTCCTGTTCCAATACGAGAACCTGGAATATATTTGAAACTGCTTCAGCAAAAAAGAACCCCCAAACCACTTTCCCCTCAGGGGCAAGAGATTAAAGATTTGAGTAAAAAGATGGGTGGTGGACTCATGGGGACTAGACCTACCCCCAGACCTAGTGGGGCTCCCGGTCTTGGAGATCCTATTCAAAAGGCTATTGATTTTGGTAGAAAGTCTAAAGAATCCCAACGTCTTGCTCTTCGTGCTCAACGTATGGCGAAAGATAACTATGGGAAATTGCTTAACACTCCC